TGGGTGCGGGGTTTTCTGGTCGGATGCGGAGAAAAACAAAGCCGTTCGGAATGGTTATTGGGAAGCGAGCCAAAATTTTCATGGCATTGCCGGTTTTCAGATTTCCGGAATCTATTCGCCTTGGATTTCGTTCGAGGATGCGGTTCGAGATTTCTTGAAGGCTAAGAAATTGCCGGAAATGCTCAAGGTTTGGACGAATACATATCTCGGCGAAACCTTTGAGATACAAGGCGATGGCATCGATGAGGATGATATTCCAGGCAAGGATTCATTCGATAAAGAGTTTTTGCCGGATGAATGCGTTCTCATCACCGCCGGAATTGATACACAAGACGATCGCCTTGAAATTGAAATTGTCGGATGGGGCCGAGATCAAGAAAGTTGGTCGCTAGATTATCGGACAATTTACGGCGACCCATCATCGCCTCAAGTTTGGGGCCAACTCGATGCGGTTTTGTCGGAAACGTGGGATCATCCTCGAGGGATTGAGATGCCTATTCGGTGCGCGTGTATTGACTCGGGGGGCCATCACACAAACGCGGTTTATGTTTTTGTGAAGCCTCGAGAGGGGCGCAGAATCTTTGCGATCAAGGGTGTCGGGGGCGAGGGGAAGCCACAGGTAGGAAAACCCTCGAAAAACAATCGGCAATCTGTTAGACTGTTTCCAGTGGGTGTTGATGGGGTCAAGGAATTGGTTTATTCGAGATTGAAAATTCGAGAGCCAGGGCCAGGATATTGTCACTTTCCCGAGGGGCGGGGTGATGAATACTTTTTGCAGCTAACAGCGGAAAAGATGGTCACTCGGTTCAAAAAAGGTTATAAGAGGCGGGAATGGGTGCAAACCCGACCCCGAAATGAGGCTCTTGATTGTCGCGTTTATGCGATTGCGGCGTTGGCAATCATGAATCTAAATTTGAATAGTTTGGCAAATCGTTTCGCAAAGGCGGCACAAAGTGAGGATGATGAGCCAGAAATAAAAGCCGAGGTCGCGGAAAAGGTATCGCGGCCATCACAAAGACCGATGAGGCGTCCAGGCAGCGGCAACTTTGTGAACTCTTGGAGATGATATAAATGGCGAATTTATTCGATGCCGCAAATGCCCCAACAATCGAGCCGCTCGAAATCGTTGTTGGTGATTTCATTCAATGGAAAAGAACCGATCTTGGTGTCGATTATCCAAACAACCTTTACACCGCGACATATATCGCGCGAATAACCGGCGGCGGATCGAGCGAAATCCAACTTGTCGGAACCGCATCCGGCGATGATTATTTATTCACGGCGGATTCGGCAACCTCGGCGGCATTCAACGCGGGTTATTATCATTGGCAACTCGAGATTCTTAGGAACTCGGATTCCGAGCGGGTGGTGGTCGATCGAGGCACGTTCGAGGCGATTGTTGATCTTGATGTCAACAATGTTGATCCGAGAACCCATGCCGAAATCATGGTTGATAAAATCGAGTCGCTTTTGCAAAATCGCGCCGATGCCGATGTTTCGAATTATTCAATCAATGGCCGCTCTCTAGTGAAATTGTCGATTGATGATCTTTTGAAATGGCGAGATTATTATCGAACCGAATTGGCAATGGAAAAGCGAAAAGAGCGGGTGCGTCGAGGCAAATCGACCGGCGCGACGATCAAGGCGAGGTTTTAAAAGATGGGTGTTTTTGATTTCCTAAAAAGAGATGCAAAGCCGGTCAAACGGCGCTCATTTAAAGCCGCTCAAACCGGTCGTTTATTCTCTGATTTTGTGGCATCGACAAAATCCGCCGACGCGGAAATTCGACCGGCCTTAAAATCAATTCGCCATCGATGCCGCGATCTTGCAAGAAATGATGAATATGCGCGGCGGTTTTTGACATTGATCAAAACGAATGTGGTCGGTGATAAGGGCGTCAATTTGCAAGTGAAGGCAAAGAATGCTGATGGCACGTTTGATTCGCCAGGCAATGCAATCATCGAGAACGCATTCAAGGCGTGGACTCGAAAAGGCGTTTGCACTGTTGATGGTCGGTTTTCTTGGAAAGACGCGCAACGGTTTGCGGCGGAAGCATTGGCGAGAGATGGCGAATTGTTGGTTCGTTTGGTGACATATCCAGGAAATCAATTCAATTTTGCGATCGAGTTTCTCGAGGTTGATTTACTCGATGAAGATCAGAATGAAGATTTGCCGAATGGCAACAAGATCCGAATGGGCATCGAGATCGATCAATTCCATCGGCCAGTCGCTTATCATCTCTTGGCCTCTCATCCTGGAGATGCGGAATATGCGACAACGTTAGCGAAAAAGAGGACTCGGATTCCGGCGGAAAAAATGCTTCACATTTATGCACCGGATCGAGCGCAGCAAACGCGCGGGGTGCCTTGGATGGCGGCGGCGGTTGCACCTCTCAAGCAACTCAACGGCATGAGAGAGGCGGTTTTAGTGGCCGAGAGGGTTTCGGCCTCGAAAATGGGTTTCTTTACCACACCCACCGGCGATGAGTTCGTTGGCGATGATATAGAAAATACCTACACGCCAATAATTGAGGCCGATCCAGGAACGTTTCACCAACTCGGGCCAGGACAAGATTTCAAGACGTTTGATCCATCAACCGGATCGAATAACTTTGCCGATTTTGAAAAGGCGGTTTTGCGGGGCATCGCCTCGGCATTGGGTGTTTCTTATGCCTCGATTTCGAATGATTTGACGCAAACCTCTTATTCCTCGATCCGCCAAGGCGCTCTCGAAGATCGTGATTTCTACAAAGTTTTGCATGATTTTATGATCGAGCATTTCGTTCAACCGATCTTTCGGGCTTGGTTGATGGCCGCAATGGACAATGGCGCGATCCCAATTCCGCCAGTTCGGTTTGATAAATTCGCCGACAATGTTGAATTTAGAGCGCGGGGTTTTGCTTGGGTTGATCCTCAACGTGAAATGAACGCATCGGTGATCGGTATGAACTCGGGCATCTTATCGATGCAAGATGTTGCGAACCAATATGGCCGAGATATTACCGATGTGATGGATCAAATTGTTCTCGAGAAACAAATGGCGAGCGAGCGCGGCATTGATCTTGCATTCCAACCGTTCGGCGGCGGTCAATCTGGATATGGGCCGATGAAATTCACGGCTCAACCGATCGAGGATGAGGAACCCACCGATGGCAACTGATTTCCCGAAAAAAGGCGATGATCTCAAAATCTCTTTGAGAAACTCGAATTATCCTCAATTCGATCGGGATTTCGCCGAGAACATCAAGGAATTTAATTCCGACATATGGGGAGCCGGTGGGAATATTCGCGGCAATGAGGCTTTCACCCTATGGGGTCGAGCGCGTGATGGTTCCGAAACCGATGGAGTTTTGAGTTGGATCAAAGAGCGAGAGGCATGGGCGGCGCGGCATTTTGGCGATGGTGAACAATTCGCCGATGGTGATCTCGAGCCAAACCTGTCGAATGTTGGCGGAGTTGTTGCCCAAATAAAATGGGGCGTGATCGGAAACCTCGGTGAACAGGGGATGAAAGATGTGATCCTCGAGTTGACGAAAAAACTCGAGGGCAAGAAAGATCGGGCGATCGAGGATTTGACCGACACGGCGCGGAAAAGCCTCGAGAATAAAGTTTCGGAACACAATGAGGAATATGGTGACGATCCAACCAAGCGAGCAACGCTTGGGATGTTGGCCGAATCCTTTTTAAGAGGCATCGGCGCATATAAGACAAATCCAGGCTCGGTTCGGCCTGGTGTGGCATCACCGGAGCAATGGGCTTTTGCCAGAGTCAATTCTCTGCTATTCTGTTTGCGAAACGGAAGATTTCAAGGCGGCAAGCACGACACCGATCTTTTGCCGGAAGGGCATCCGGAATCAACGAAGGATCAAGATGAGGAACGAAAAATGGATGAACAAAGGCACATCAAAAACGTGAGCGAAACCGATGATTCCTATATCATCGAATTTGGCAAATCAGATATGGTCGAAACCGATGTCGAGGTTGACGTTGAAAACGGATACAAACCCGATGATGAGGAACGCAAGGCACCGGCAGAATTGGAAACTCGAAAGTTTTCAACTCGAATGGATGCAGAAATGGATTCTGAGGATGATCGCAGAGTTTCCATTTCAATTTCAAGTGAGGCACGGGTCGATCGCTCATTCGGCGTCGAAATCCTAGATCACAACGATCGATCAATCGATCTTTCATTCTTAAACTCGGGCAACGCACCATTGTTGCTCGATCACGATCCCGAGCGTCAAATCGGGGTTATTGAATCTGTAAATCTCGATTCCTCGGCGCGGCGTCTCCGCGCGACGGTTCGGTTCAGCAAGGGCCAACTTGGTTCCGAGGTTTACGATGACGTTCGAAGTGGTATTCGGAAC